CTTCTCCTGAAAGAAACACCCTGCCAGCATACCGCTCACAGGGTGGTGGGGACCATCTCATTAACCGCTTCACGCGGCATGGGGTCACATCCGGTCAGGTCAGGCCGCGTTGCTGCCGCCTTTCCCGACCAGCGCTTTGATGGCCGCCGTGTCTTCCAGAATGCAGTCGAAACGGTGGAAGGCCAGAAACGCGGTCTGGTCATAATCGGCATAACGCTCAACCAGCCGTCTCAGGGTCATGTAAGTGACACGGCGGACAATAAAGCGGTTAAAGTCCCCACAATAGATGAACTTATTGCCCGCCCCCATGTCGGCAATCGCCTGATCAATCACGTAAGGCACCCCCAATACCGTGGAAGGCACTACCCCGGCAATTTCGGGCAACCACAGCGGGCGGTTCTGGGCATCCTCCATCTCGGTGATGACTTTCAGCGTGCTGTCATTGAACGCCCAGCGGAACGTCCCCGTATTGCGGTAGGCGGGGTCAAGGGCATGTTTCAGGCTGTTCATGTCTTTCCAGCTAAACTTGGTTGCTGCGTCTACCGTGCCCGTGACCGAGGTTTCCAGACCTTTGGGCTGTTGCGGACTGCCTGTCCCGGTGCCTTTCACCAGATATTTGGCCTCACCGCGTCCGATGCGCTGGGCAATACGGGCGGCCAGATAGGCTTCCATATCAATACCGGAGTCCAGCAACAGTTCATTGGACACCCGGATGATTTTGGACGACAGTTTCTTCGCCCCCAGTGACTCAGTGCCGAACAGCGTATCTTCTTCGCTGGCCGCCGTGTTTTCACCCAGCAGCTCACCCTCTTCCGCCGTGCCGTCCGCCGTCGCCCATTCGATGGTCTGCCCGGTGGAGGTGCTGAGGATTTGTGCCACGCTGGCAATGCCGCCATAGGCTTTCATCGCCTCCACCACCTTATTGAGCATCCGTGTGGGGACGGTATAGCCGCCTTTCTCGTCCGGCGTGGTGCCCTGTGCCCGCAATTCTTTCAACGCCTGACGCTCTTCGCTGCTCATCTCCCCCAGCCCGTGACGCAGGAACCGGTCAAATGCGGCGGCGCGGCGCTCTGCCTGCTCGGTTTCGGGGTTGCCCGGTTGTTGACGCTGCTCCGGCTCCGTATTGTCCACCAGTTGCTGGTCTAGATGGCGTAATTCCTCCTCGCGCTGGATTTGGGCGTCAATGCTGTCCAGTTCGGTTTTCGCTTTATTCCATTCGGTGCGCTGCTCGTCTGTCCACGCGTTATCCCCGATTTTGTCATGCAGGGTGCGCATTTGGGCGGCGATGGTGTTACGTTTTTGTTTTAATTCATGCAATTTCATACTCACATCCTATCGATTCAATAAAGTCAGAAGACGCTCACGCGCCCGTTTTTCGTTAATGGCTTTCTGGCAGATACCGCTGCTTCGGGCTTCTTTCCAAGCATTCAGGGATCGAACCGCCGAACCCGCTTCCTGATAGGCGGGGTAGGTCACCGGACTGACATCATACAGCCGTGAAAATTTGTGGATTTCGCGGATAACGATCCCTTCCTCATCCTCGTACCAGTGTTCACCATCACGGGCGACCCGAAAGGCAAACGAACTTTGGTTAATATCACCACGTTGCATGGGGGCCAGCACCAGATCACGAATGGTCTGTGTGTCAGGCGCGGCGATGTCGTACTGCAAGCCACGCTCATCCACCGAGACCGTTAATGTTCCTGCTGTACTGCGTCCTAAAATAAAATTAGGATCATGGTTAAACAGCCCCCGAATATCATCATTCAGTACCTCGTCAAACGCGCCGGGTTTAATAATTTCTCTGAATCCCCACAACGGCTCAGAGCGGCTATTGAACACCGAACCGTAACCAACAATGCGCGTCGGCTGGTTTTCCAGTTGTTCAGCACGTACCTCACCGCTGTAACAGCGCATTTCTCTGTCACTCATCGGGTTTGTCCTCGTGTTCAGGTTGGTTGGGTTGATTGCCGTTAACAGGATTGGCGGCATTGACACTGACCAGCATCTCGTCCAGCCCGTCCACCGGGTTCATGTCTTCAAAGGCGCGAGCCTCGTTGCGACTCATCCAACCATCGGTAATAGCAAAATGGTAGAACTGCGCACGTTCCTGCGGTGTACCGCGCAGTAATCCGGCCAGATTGAAGCGAACATAGAACCCCGCTATCCGTTCCTGCCGGGTAAACAGGCGACGGTTCAACTCTTGCTCCCAGTTCACCACCCACGGCATGACGGTATGGCGCACAAACTGGATAGCCTGATTGCTGATATTGGAAAACGTCGCTTTTTCCAAATCGTTAATCATGTGAGCGGGAACGTTAAATATGCCGGCAATCATGGAGCGATTGAGTTTCATCATGTCAATCAGCTGCGCGTCCACCGGGGAAACGGTCAGCGCTTTGTAATCCAATTCAGCGGGCAGCAGCATGGTTTTGTTCTCTTCGCTGCGCAGGGAAGCCGCGGCTTTTCGCCACATCAGTTTGAGCCGTTCCCAACCCTTATCACTGATTTCCCCTTTTACGGACACAATGCCGGCCGGACGGGCATTGCCGCCAAAAAACGCGCTGGTATATTTTTGTCCGCTCATGCCCATACCGATAGTTTCCGCATGTTGCAGGATGGGGCTTAAACCCATTTTCTGATTATTACCTAACGCGCGGATGTGGATCATATCATCGGGACTGATAGCGAAATTGCCCTCGTCGTTATAGACCCCGTAGGTGTAGCGTCCACCTGTGTTCAGCAGGGTGGTTTCCCACGGCATGCAGGCCTCCAGTGCAATCACATCGCCTTTTCGGTTGCGTTTCACCCACGTATAGCCATTGCCCCAGCCGAGGACATGGCGCTGCTTCAGTTCGCGCCATTTGTAGCTGGTTTGCCAGTCGTTCGGCTCATCATGGGTCAGATAAAACGCCGGATGTTCCCGCGCCATCTCAACCGATTTCCCGGTCTTGCGCATCACATGCAGGGGCATCTGTGCCACTGACGAGGCCAGTACATAAATACAGGCATAGACCGCTGCCAGCTTCATGGACGTTTCGGGGCTGACATACACATCGGCGCTGAACAGGCCGTCATGCTCGGCGGCCTCGGCCGTGAGCGGGGTCTTCGGGTTTTCCAGCGATTCACTGCGGAACAGGGCATCAAGCAACATGTTTCCTCCGGCGGGCGACGGTCAGGGCATAGGCAATCAACAAAACGCCCCCGATGATCAGGGTGTTTGCCAGCCCATACTTAAGGTAACAGCCGGCCAGCACTGCCCCGACACCCGCCAGCGCAGTGCCATCAATCAGTAAATTTTTCATAACATTAAAAGGTCATCCGGATCGAGGTTGGAAAGAAAGTCGGGTTCTTCATGCAGGATGGCGCGGCCCATCGCCATAATCAGGGCGACCGCCCCGTCAATTTTGCTGTCTTTTTGCTCCTTGATGGGGCGCACAATGTCATCATTCCCGCCCATGGTTTTCCCCACGACATTACTGATACACCATGACAGGATGGGATGACCGTCGTGATGAAAGCGCCCGGACTGGATAGCGGCTTCCAGCTCTTTCATCGGGTCACTCATGTGGGTGAAGTTCTGGGTAATGATGATGGGGTTAATGCCCTCGTCCGCCAGTGAGTGAGATAAACCCGTTGCCCCAAAGGGATCAATCGGGGCCTCATTAACCGGGTTCAGGTGACAGGCGAGTTTGGCTTCTTCAAGGATGTAACGGTAATCCACTTCTGCCCCCTCAGTCACGGTCAGCAGATCCATTTCCACCCACTTCTTAAAACGTTCAGCGGTACGGCGGTTCTCGGTCTGCTCTACGCTGTACACGCTGTCATACGGCACCCAAAAACGCGGGGCAATACTGTAGTAATGCCGCTTACCGTCAATCTCGCGGACAAAAAGCCGGGCCATGCTGTTCATGTCCAGCTTACGGGCAAGGTCAAACGCCAGAAAACAGGGTTGACCCTCAAATTGCTCTAAGGTGAGCGTCGTGTCTTCACACTGCTTCCAGCTCAGCATATTGAAATAAGCTTCCCGGGCAGACACCCAGATATTCAGGTGCTTGGTTTTGAAGACGCTGGCTAACCGGGGGTTATTCAGGGCGCGCTGCTGCTGACTGAGCAGAAAGTCCGCATAGATTGACACGCCCATATTCGGATTGGCTTTCCGCAGTACGTCCGGCGAAGTCCAGTCGTCCCCGTCGTCCACGGTGTAAATCACCCCGAACAGCTCCTCATTGGGCACATTGCCGGACAGTATCTCTATCACTTCACGGCGCTTGTCATAACAAGGCCCTTCAATGTTGTAACCCGCCGTGGTAATGGCCCACATCAGGGGCTGGCGGCGTGCCCCCATCCCCGTCAGCATGGTGGTGTAAAGATCATCGGTGTCATGCTCGTGGTATTCATCGACAATCGCGCAGCTGGGCGACTGCCCGTCACCGGGATTGCCGATCAGCGGTTCAAACCGGGCACCGTCTGCCGGGCGGTTCAGGTTGGAGGCATTCACTTCAATGCCGAACGCCTCAACCAGCATCGGGGTGCGCTTGCACATCAATCGCGCAGGCCGGAACACTTCCCACGCCTGTTTCTCCGTGGTTGCGCCGGAATACACTTCCGCCCCGAATTCGTCATCACAGGTAAAGCAATAAAGTGCCACGCCCGCCGAAATCGCGGACTTGCCATTTTTACGGGGAATTTCGGTGTAGACTTCCCGAAAGCGGCGTAACCGGCTGCCCTTATGCACCCAGCCAAAGACCGAGCAGATAATAAACAGTTGCCACGGCTCCAGCGTGATGGGCATGCGTTTAAATGCCCATTCCCCTTTGGTGTGGGGCAGCAATTGAATAAATTTGGCGGCCTGTTCAGCCCGATCTTTATCGAACCGGTACTTAAACCCTGTCGTCTTTTCCTGACTCAGGTTATCCAGATGCCGCCGGCAGGCATCTTTGACATGGCGGCCTGCGTCAATCTTACCGCGCACGACATCACGGGCGTACTGGCTGGCCGCATTAACATTGGGGTAAGATTTACGGCTCATGATGAGATCATCCTCATGAAAGGGTTGTCAGTTTTGGCCTTGCCCGCAGCGCCCATCAGACGCTGACGGCTGCTGGGATCTAACCCCAGCAGGGAGCCGGTCGTGTCCATTTCGGATTGCTGTTCTTTTTTGGCAGTCAGTTCCGGGTTTTTAATGGGTCCCCCGGTCGCACCGGTTACCGTGTTACCCTGTTGGGCAATATTGATAACCGCCTTGCGCCAGAACTGATACGCCACACACCAGCGTTCCAGTACAGCGAGATCCGTGACACAGAGTAACCCTTGGGTGCACAGCTCTTTGCTGGTCAGTTCCCACATCACCGCCGCCAGAGGCATTTCGTTTTCCATAAACCAGTCCGGCGGGGAAACCCCGGACAGGGGCGTAAAGGCCGGCTCATCCCGGTTTAGTTTTCGCTTGCCCGGATTGCCTGCCAGTTCTTTTCGTGCCGTCGGCTTGGGGCGACGACCTGATCTGCCCGCCGTTCCAGCCATACTCAGAACCTCCCGTATTCAAAAAACAGGGCAAGAGGGATAAAAAAGACTCCCGATTTAAATTTCATTTTTCGCGGGGATAAAAAAAGACTTAGGGAGGCGGTCCCTTGGGGCGAGAGTGGCAGGGATTTGACCCGCCCCTCCCCCTACGTGACTATTGCTTGTGAGATCATTTTATATTTAAATTAAAATCATCTCAGGGTAGCAGTCACCATGACCATTGCACTTGATATGATGCAATGATGAGATCAAATATAAATGTCGACCCCCTCACCCGCCATCTCATCAGTTACCGTGAAGGTTACGTTCAGTGTGGGGTGAACACCCTCAGAGTGAGTTTCAATCACGACCTGCTGCTGGTTCGACAGCAACATGCCATCCACGCTCAGGGCATAACCCTTGAAGTGACCACCCTTATACAGGCGTGACAGTTTCACCTGCTTTGGGGTGTCCGCTTTAACTGGATGGTCTTTTAGCTCTAACCACTTCTCAGCTCGACTAATGCTATTAAAATACATCCTTTCGGGCTTTAAAAAGCTGCACATCATATCGAGTGCGACACGAATATGACGCAGGGTTTCTGTTGCATAGGTGTGCGAGTCAGGCTTTCTATCCCATCTCTCTAGATAATCTATGCGATAAAGAATGAAGTTAATCTCTATATCAACCATTCGAACAAACCACTTTGGCGCGTCCTTTTCCTCACACTCAAATCGACGCATTTTAAGTTGCTTCATTTGATGTGATTTTTTAATAGCGGTTGCATAGTTCTTAGCAAAGATTGACGCCTGTTCTTTGTTCTGAGGTTCTGGTAAGTCAGGTAATATCATTTGTTACGCTCCGTTGCGGTCTTCGCCCTATGGCAAGACCAGCATAATAGAACCAGATTTGTTAACGCATCCGTGCCACCGTGTGCCTTGGGCTTGACGTGGTCAACAGTCACGCCTGTCACTGCCCGGCCATGGCGTAAGCATTGCTGGCATAAGTGTTTATCTCTCGCCTTGATGGTAGCTCTGAGCTTGTCCCACTTGCTGCCATAGCCGCGTTCATGTCGGCTCTTGCCTTGCTGATGGTTCTCCCAGCCGGTGTGAAGGTGATCGTTGCAGTAGCCACTTCGGTCAGTGGTGGTCTTGGGGCAACCCTGCTTGCGGCAGGCTCTCGGTATTCTTGGCGGCATCACATCACCATTTGGAGAACAATCCGCCTCGTTCACTCTCACGGGTGACGAACTGGCGTATCTCTTCACGGATTATCTGGCGGAGATGGTTATCATTATCCTTTATTACCGCTTGGGGTATGACCGCCTCTTTCATGTAAACCTTTCCGGTTACATCGAAGAC